CTGAATTTTCTAAAATACTACTAATTAAATTATATGAACTATCTATTGTTATATCATTAGTGTTAGTAGACATAGCTCCATCTCTACTAATTCCAAATCTTGATGTTCTATTATCAAATGAATAACCAATAAATGATTCTGTATCATTATATGTTCCAGATGTTTGATTTTGATAACCTAATAAAGTAGTTGCAGATGATGAACTATTTGAATTAAATATAAAGAAAAATGTTCCACCACTAGTTAATGATGTAAAAAATGGTAATGGATATGATTCTAATATATTGTTGTTAAATGTAACTAATGGTAAATTATTTAATTGATTTAATATAATTGTTGGTTCTAATGAATTATTTGATTGTTTAAAATAATAATTATTTGGTGATTTATCTTTCCATAATGCTAGTTTTTGATTATTGGTTGTTATTCCCGTATTTAAACTAATATCAGTAAACATATTGGATATATCAGAACCATCTAACCAAGTATTAATACTACCAGATGAATAAGGTGAAAAATTATTTTCTATTAATGGATTGATTGGCGCACTATAATATGGATGGTCAGATTGTAATGAAGAAACTAGTCCCCACTTCCAAGCTAAATAACCTTCTATTTTTTGTCTTTCAATTGTAGAATGATTTGTTTTATACACAATAATTTCACTAATAGTTCCTATCATATAAAGATTATCAACATCTTTTCCTATTGTATTACCAGAATCTGGTTGCGTTCTTGTTCCAGGAGTATCTGTACCAGAATTAGTACCATATGAATAAATATTACGACTACCTCCAGATTCATAGATAAAATCATATAAAACTGTATTATATGTATCTATAGATTCATTCATATCATTACCCCACCAATAAGAACGAATATTATTTCCTCCTTCGCTACGAATTCCAATTGCTGAATTACCTTCTGCTGAACCTGCGCCAATAATTCCTGAACCATTTGTTGTAGTCCATTTAGCAACAAAATAGATTGAATAAGATGAATTACCAAAAGGTATTGAACCATCTGGTAGATTAAAATAATTAGTACCATCAAAATATATGCTATTACTACTTGCATCATAAACTGGATTATTATTTGGTACTCCATCATTACCTAAACCAGATTTATCATACCAATGAGTTATCACATTATTACTTAAATCAATGGAAGTTACATCACCAGCGTCTAACCATAAACTTAAATTTGGTAAAATAGATGGCTTAAATTCTAATACATCGGTATTTAATGGTTTTCTACTTTTATATTCATGATTAAATGGTAAATTTACTTGTAAATTCCATTTCCAAGCTAAAAATCCTTCAAGCATATTAACATTTTCTAATGATATCAATGAATCACAATATATAAAATCATATAAATTCCAATTACTAAAAGTAGTAATATCAGTTTTGCTTGAACCAATTACAGTAAATGAAGCACTTAAATCATCTGGAATATTAAAATTACCGCCGATATTTGATGAATCTAATAAACCATTTATTCTAAAAATTAAGTTAGTTCCATTCCATATAATTGTTAATAAATAGATAGTGTTAATAGATAATACTGTAGTAGAGTTAGCATCCCAATTTGTACTTGCATCATTAAAATGATAATGTATAAAGCCTCCTGTATTTATACTTATATAAAAAGATGATACAGCATCGTGTTGTTTATAGAATATAATATTTGTATTTGTTAAAGAATCTATTTTAAATACAAAAAACATACAATACCTATTTACATTGTTAATAATTGAATTGTCTAATGTTAAATAACAATTTGGTTGATAAAAATGAATTGAATTATTTGAATAAATTGGTGGTGGTAATGTAGAACCAGTCAATGTATAAGTTTCATTCGTTATTGATACAATTTGATTATCTTGTAAAACTATATTAGGTGTATCTTTACTATTTATATAGAGTTTTACAAATGATAATGAATTGGGGTCAATATTTTTATCATAAATATTTTTGCTGGGTGGTATATTTTTAAAAGGATGATTGTTTGGTAATTCAATTTGTAAACCCCATTTCCATGCTAAATAACCTTCTATATATTGACGTTCATCTTGACTTAATTCTTTATTATAAACAACAACTTCATTAAAAACACCATTTACAAAATCATAATTATCAGCACGACCACCAATTGTAAATAATTCACCTAAATCAGAAGGTGTCCAATGGGTATTTTGAGGAATTAAATTAGAAACTGGTGTACCATTTTCATATACAGTTAAATTAGATGTTTCATATGAAGATTGATTTATATTTACATTAATTATTGATAATTGTGTATTATAAAAATAATAATCACTAGTAAATTGAACTCCATTATTTGCTCCAACTGTAATACTATTAATTTGCATTTCTAAAGGATTTCCATAATTAGGATTAATTGTAGAACTTGTTCTTGTTATAATTGAATTTATACCTTGATCAGTTATACATTTATATACTACAAATGCATTTAATGCATTAATAAATGTACCTGGTGGAATATTACTTTTTGTATAATTACCTGTTGAAATATTAATTCCATTATTAGAAAAAGTAGGTGTACCAACTGCAATTGAATTATATCCATTTTTTGATTTATCTTTCCATTGTGTTATAGTAGTTCCATTAGTTGGTGTTGTTGAATTATTTAATGGGTCTACTCCATCTAACCAAAGTGTAAGACCTGTAATATTAGAAGGTTTAATACTTGGGTCCATTGGTACAAGTGGTACAGAATCAGATTGGGGAGGGTAATTATAATATGGGTGATTTAATGGCAAATTTGTTTGAATATTCCATTTCCATGCTAAATAACCTTCTATAAGTTGAACTTGATTTGTAGAAAGTGCTGTATTATAAATTATTAATTCACCTATATCTCCATTCCAATATTGTATTTGATCATTTGCACAACCAATATAAATACCAGTAGTTGATGTAGCCGTACCATTTTTAGCATTCATTTCAGTTCCATTAAAATATGGTATTAGAGTTGTAGATGTCCCTTTATTTGTCATTCCAAGTAATGATAAGGATGAAACAGAAGATATAGGTGTATTTGCATCTACATCATTCCAAGTACCATTACCAACAAAAGTTGCAAAATTATTTGATTTTGTTCCAAAAAATAAATGTGCGTCAATTTGTAAGCCAATTATATATTGGTATGCAGTACCGGAACTATTCGTTGCCACTGCAAATATACTGTATGGTGGTTCACCAACTGTCATAGTAATATTTCGCATATAACCATTGGAGCCCATATTCATAATCTTTTGACCATTTGAAGTTATCAATGTTGGTTGATAAGATGAATTTGATTGAATTACATTATTTCCACTACCAGATTTATCATTCCATTGAGATACTTTATTACCCGATTGAGTAATAGTTGATAAATCTGTTGCATCCAACCATAATTGAGAACCAGATATTGAGGTTGGATTATACATAAATGTATAATAGGAACTAAAGAAATCAGCTTTTACTTTTTCTTGTGTTATGGCATAGTTATAAATACGAACTTCACCGATTTCACCAACAACATAACTATTACGATAACCAATATCCCAACATCTACCTATAATATATGTTGTTCCTTCGTCAATAGGTGTTATACCTGGATTATAAGATGATATTAAAGAACCATTAATATATGTTTTTAAAGTTGTTCCATCCCATGTTCCTTGAATATTTGTCCAAACATTATTTATTAATGCAAAAGGTGTAGCAATATAATTACCTACACCACCATCAATAAATCCAAATTCATATGTATTATTATTAGAATCATTTATATCACCAAGAATTATATTTCTATTATTACCACCTGATTGAGTAAAAATACATGCTGAAGCTCCAGTATCAGAACCAGTTTTCTTGAACCATATATTTGTTGTCCAAGAACCAGACCCTATTGCTAAATTAGGAACTTCAAATGCAGCAGAACCATTCAATATAATACCATTTCCAAGATTATTTTTTGTTATTGTTCCTGTTAATAATGTAGCATTATTACCAGAACCTGATTCATCTAACCATGACCCTGTTCCAGAATAATCAGTAGCTTTCAATAATAATACCATTTTATTAAACGATTCATTATAAGCTGGTTGCGAGTTGTAAAAAGGATGACTATTTGGTAATTGAGTTTGTAAACCCCATTTCCATGATAAATAACCCTCAGCTATTTGTCTTTGATATATTGTTAATGATGTATTATAAACAAGGATTTCTGAGATATAACCATTAAAAAATCCATCTGCATTTGTTGAATCACAACCTATTGTATAACTAGAAATATTAAAATTACCACTAGAACTATAACTATTAGTAATAGTTGAATTACCTATTTGAGTTGTAGTATACTCATTAGAACCATCAAACCAACCTTCAAATAGATATGGTTGGGAAGTATTTGGTGGATTGACTGGATTGCATTGACCATTTCTATTAGGACCTAATCCTGTATTTCCATTAGTCATAAATCCAAAATATGAAGTAGTATTATAATCTGCTTGTCCTGGAGCAGCTAGAGCAATCAATCTTTGATTACCTCCACCTGAATTTAGATTAGCGACACCAAGAACTGTTGCAGTAT